TAAGTTAGTTCAAATAAGTATGACATCTGGTACTTTCCAGGTAGGAGAAAGAGTATCAGTTAATGTTACTCAGGGTGGAGGAAATTGGTTCCATGCTCAAGGAGCTCGTCCTCATATGCACTTTAGAGTTGCACAATCTAATCATAAAGAAGGACCATATAATGTTCCTACTAAGGTTTATGCAGAGAATCCTTATACTAACCAAGCGTTTCCTGCATCTTATTCATCTACTTCAACAGTATTGAATATAGATACATTCTCACTGTCTAATGAACCACAGGGTGAATATTTTGGTTATGTTGATCCTGGAATGGTTTTGAGAGGTCAAAGCAGTGGAGCAATTGCAACTATTGATGAAGTTCAACTTCTTTCTGATATTGGTGCATTTTGTGCTGGATCTTTCTATATACCTAATCCTAATAACATTAGTTTCCCAAGATTTGAGACTGGAAGCAAAGTTCTTACATTAACTAATGATCCTGATAACAATCCAGATAACGCCACAACCGTTACTGATGAAACATTTACATCTGCTGGAACATTAGAGACTGTTCAAGAAAATATTGTTTCTGTCAGGAATGCAAGAATTCAACAAAGACAAGAATTTCAAGAAAGAAATGTTAATAGAAGTCTTGGAACCGAAGTTATAGGATCTGAAACAATTGCAAATAGCACAAGTCAAGAAATTATTGGATGGTATGATCCTCTTGCACAATCATTCTTAGTTGAAGATTCTTCTGGAATATTTGTTACTAAGTGTGATGTATTCTTTAGAACTAAAGATGATATGGATATACCTGTGGTATTCCAAATCAGATCTATGAATAATGGATTACCAACACAACATGTTCTTCCTTTTTCTGAAATTGTATTAGATCCTTCAGAGGTTAATACTTCAGCAGATGGGTCTGTTGCAACTACCGTTCAATTTAAAGCACCAGTTTTTCTTGAAGGTAATAATACTGAATATGCAGTGGCTTTAGCATCTAACTCTACTAAGTATAGTGTCTATATTTCAAGAATTGGTGAAACTGATCTATTAACTGATACTTATATTTCTAATCAACCATACTTAGGTTCTCTCTTTAAGTCTCAAAATGCCTCTACGTGGGAACCAAGTCAGTGGGAGGATTTAAAATTCACGATGTATAGAGCTGACTTTGAAACTTCTGGTACAGTTGAATTCTACAGTCCAGAACTTACTGAGGGAAATAATCAAATTCCTACGTTAGCACCTGACTCTATAGTTCTTGGTTCTAGAAGAATACGAGTTGGTCTCGGAACAACCGTTGGTGATAGTTATGAATTAGGTAATACCATCATTCAAGATGGAACAATGGCAGAGGGTAGTATCGTAGGTGCTGGTGGATCTATTATTCCTGCTGGTTTGAATATTACTAACGCTGGTATTGGTTATACACCTCTTGATGGTAATCAAACCTTTAACAGTGTAAATCTAGTTACAGTAACTGGAACTGGAAGAGGAGCAGTTGCAGATGTCTTTATTAATAATGGAGTTGCTGCAGCAGCTACAATCACCTCTGGCGGAACAGGTTATTCTGTGGGAGATGTTCTTGGTATAACAACTATAGGACTCTCTACTGGTGGTAGTGGAACTGTTGGACGTAATGCTAGATTTAGTATTACTGGTATTGGAATGACTAATGAATTAACTATTGATAGTGTTCAGGGTGAATTTGTTGTTGGAACTGCTAACACTCTTTTCTATACAAATAGTTCTGGTATTAAGACTGAACTTGGATTTGTTAATGGTGGAGATGTTCAGATTAGTTCTATTGATGTTGAATCTGATGGATTGCATTTTAAAGTCAATCATAAGAATCATGGAATGTATTCCACACAAAATAGAGTTAAGATATCAGATGTTCAGTCTGATGTTAAACCATCTAAGTTAAGTATTGAATTAGAGACTGGTAATGAATCTTCATTTAGTGTTGATGATGGTTCCATATATGAAAACTTTGAAAATGTTGGAGTTGGAACAACTAATGTTGGATTGGTAAAAATAGGAAAAGAAATTGTTCAGTATAATAATGTTACTGGTAACGTGATTACTATTTCCTCACGAGGTAGTAATAAAATTAATCATCCAGTAGGCACTCCTGTTCATAAGTATGAGCTTGGTGGAGTTTCTTTAGCAAGAATTAACACAACTCATGGTCTTTCAACCTCCACCTCCACATCACCTTCAGGATCGATTGGATTTGATTCTTATAATATTAAACTTTCGATGGAAGATGATACTAGTGATGGAATAACAACAAAAGACAGAAGCACTGATGTTGGATTCCCTAAACTTTACATAAACAAAACCAAGTCTACTGGAGGATACTCAATAAAGGCAACACAAAATATGCCATTTGAAATTATTACTCCAATAGTTCATAATGTAACAACTACAGGAACAACTTTAGGATGTGAAGTAAGAACCACCTCCTCCACGAGTATTAGTGGAAATGAAACTTCATACCTTGATGAAGGATTTGAATCTATTGCAATAGGTGAACCAAATTTCCTTGATACTCCAAGAGCAGTTTATTCTAAAATAAATGAGGATGAAAAATTAAATGAAATTGAGGGAAATAAGTCTCTACAAATGAGATTAACTCTCGCAACCACTGATAGTAAAGTAAGTCCAGTTATTGATGCACAAAGAGTAAGCACTATTCTTACAAATAATAGAGTTAATAGTGTGATTAGTAATTTTGCTACAGACAATAGAGTAAAATCTATTATTGATGATCCTACTGCTTGCCAGTATGTTACTAAGGAACTTCAATTAGAAAATGCTGCTACGTCAATTAAGATAATATTATCGGGTCATACCAATCCTGATTCTAATATCAGAGCATTCTATGCTGTTGGAGGTGATCCTGGATTTGAACCAATCTTTACTCCATTTCCTGGTTTTAATAATTTGAATAGTAGGGGTGAAATAATCACCGCACAAAATAGTGATGGATTGTCTGATTCATTAGTTACTCCATCAAGTCAATATGGTTTTGGTGATAATTCAGCATTTAAGGAGTATACTTTCACTGTGGATTCTTTACCTTCATTTAGATATTATAGAATCAAACTTCTGTTAACATCAACAAGTCAAGTATTTGTTCCGAAGGTTAAAGATTTACGTGTAATGGCTCTTGCATAATATGGAACCTTACAATATTGAAGGACATAAGGATCTCGCAAGAGATCCTCATACAGGCACTATTATTAATGTAAATTCATTGGATTATCAACATTACGTTGCATCTAGAAATGCAAAAAATTTAAAAAATGAAAGGGTGGAATCTATGGAACAAGATCTTGCTAATCTAAAAGGTGAGATTGGTGAAATTAAATCTCTATTAAAGGAACTGGTCAATGGCAAGTAAAAATTTAACATTTGACCCAACAGCAGGTGTGCCATATGCTGCAAATTTAACCATATTTACTGGTTCAGATTTCACAACTACTTTTAACGTAGTTGATACTTCTGACGTTGCTTTTGATTTTCAAGGAACAGCAACAACCACTGCTTGGTCTGGATCTGCTCAAATGCAAAAAAGTGCAGGAGTAGCAGCTACAACAGTTGCAGCAGGAACCTTTACTGTAGGTTTTACAAGTGCTGGTGGTGGTATTTTTGAAATATCTATGGGTTCTACTGCAACCACAAATCTCTCAGAGGGTAGATATGAATATAATGTTTTAGTTAGTTCTGGATCAACCATCTATAATATAGTAAATGGAAATATCCTAGTATATACTGGCATAGCTTCCGCACCATAAATATATCAAGGGGTAATTGTATAAATGGCATCTCCATCAAGTAGATCAGAATTAGCAGATTATTGCAGAAGGCAACTGGGTGCTCCCGTGCTGGAAATTAATGTTGCTGATGAACAAGTAGATGATATCATCGATGATGCAGTTCAGTATTTTCAAGAGAGGCATTTTGATGGTGTATCTCAGGCATACTTAAAATACAAAATTACTGATGAAGATATTGATCGAGGAAGAGCCTCGATGGAGACAGGGAAGAAGAGAACAGGTATAACTACAGAAACTGCAGAAGCTAGTATTGTAGGAACAGCAACTACCTTTACTTATCATGAAAATAGTAATTTTTTACAAATTCCTCCGTCAGTTATAGGTGTAACAAAGATATATCATTTTGATGGAACCAACACTATGACTAATAATATGTTTAGTGTGAAATATCAACTATTCTTAAATGACATTTATTATTGGGGAAGCACTGAACTATTAACCTATGCGATGACCAAAACATATCTTGAAGATATTAATTTCTTATTAACCACAGAGAAGCAAATAAGATTTAATAAAAGAATGGATAGATTATATCTTGATATTGATTGGGGTAGTGTTACTAAAGATGATTATTTAATTATAGATTGTTTCAGACAATTAGACCCTGATGATCATACTAGGGTTTGGAATGATTCATTCTTAAAAAGATATACTACTGCTTTACTTAAGAGACAGTGGGGTCAAAATTTACTTAAGTTTCAAGGAGTCAAATTACCTGGTGGAGTAGAGTTAAATGGTAGACAAATTTATGATGATGCTAATAGAGATCTAGAAATTATCAGAGAACAGATGTCTAATACATATGAACTTCCTCCACTTGATATGATAGGATAATGGCACTTAACCCGTTTTTTCAACAAGGTGCTAGGTCTGAGCAGAACTTAGTTCAAGATCTAATCAACGAACAGTTGAGGATGTATGGTGTTGAAATACACTATCTTCCTCGTAAGTATATGAGTGAAAAAACGATTATAAGAGAGGTTGTACAATCTACATTTAACGACTCATATCCATTAGAAGCATATATTGACAATTTTGATGGTTATGCAGACAATCCCACATTATTATCAAAATTTGGTATTGAGCAAACTAATGAAGTAACTCTTGTTATTTCTAGGGAAAGATGGGAGACATATATTCAACCATTACTTAAAAACGAATCTAATGTAAAGTTAACTACCCGTCCTAAAGAGGGAGATCTAGTTTATTTTCCACTAGGTGATCGTTTATTTGAAATTAAATATGTAGAACATGAGAAACCATTCTATCAACTTCAGAAAACTTATGTATACACTCTGAAGTGTGAACTCTTCCGTTACGAAGATGAAATTATTGACACTGGAGTTTCTGAGATTGATGATGTTCTCACAGGTGATGAGGCAGATGGAACTTCAGAAGATGGTATTACTACACTTCTAGGATCATCTCAAACTCTTACTCTAGTAGGAACTGGTGTAACTGCTACTGCAGAAATTGGATTTAATACTGAGGGTTCTATTAGATTAATTAATATTAGTAATAGAGGTGGTGGTTATAGTGCTATTCCAACTATTGGAGTTAGTTCTGCACCCACTGGTGGTGTGACTGGTATTCTTACTGCCACTATGATTAGTGGTATTAATGTATGCAATTTTAATGTTAGTGATAATTTAAAATCTGTTCAGTCAATTGTCATTACAAATCCAGGTTCTGGATATACTCTTGCTCCTACACTTCAAGTTACTGGTGGAGGGGGTACAGGTGCTGCTGGGACAGTCTTTATAGGTGATGGAGCAGTTGGTATAGTAACACTTACTGACGCAGGTTCTGGATACACCACAGCACCTACTGTAACCATTAGCGCACCTGTTGGTGCAGGAAATACACAGGCAACTGCTGAAGCAGTTGTGAGTGCTGCTGGAACAATCAGTGCTATTAATATTACTAATGCTGGTGCTGGATATACATCTAGTCCAACAATTACGATTGGTAATCCTTCACTCAACAATAGTGGTAACTTTAAGTTTAATGAAATTGTCACTGGATCTATCACAGGACACACAGCAAGAGTAAGAACATGGAGTGCTACTACAAATGTTTTAGAGGTCGCAAATGTATCTGGAATGTTTAGTATTGGAGAGAATATAACTGGTGGAACCTCTGGTGCAGTTCACGCACTAAGAGTTATTAGTGAAGATCCTCCAGAGGATGGATTTGCTGATAATGTTAATATAGAATCTGCTGCAGATGATATCTTAGACTTTAGTGAGCAGAACCCATTTGGAATTCCATAAATATAAGTTAATAGGACTCTAAAAATGTTTGAATATTTTTATAACGAAATTTTGAGGAGAACCATTATTGGTTTTGGTACTCTATTCAATAGCATATCTATTAAACAAGATGGTTCACCATTAAGAGTTCCTCTTGCTTATGGACCTACACAAAAATTTCTAGCAAGATTAAATCAATCACCTGATCTTAATAAAGCTACGTCCTTATCTTTACCAAGGATGTCTTTTGAGTTCACTGGTTTAACTTATGATCCCTCCAGAAAAGTAACCACAACTCAGAAGATTGTAATTCAGAATCCAGATTCTGATTCTCCTGATGAGAAGAAAGTTTTTATGCCAGTGCCATATAATATGGCATTTGAACTTGCTATCATGTGTAAATTGAATGACGATGCCTTACAAATAGTAGAACAGATATTACCATATTTTCAACCATCATATAACCTTACAGTAAACTTAGTTTCCTCGATAAAAGAGAAAAGAGATATTCCTGTGGTTCTTGAAAATATTACGATGCAAGATGATTATGAGGGAGACTTTGAATCAAGAAGAGTTCTTCTTTATACTTTGAGATTTACTGCTAAAACATACTTATTTGGTCCAGTTCAGGATGCTTCCAAAGACATTATTACCAAGTCTACAGTCAACTATCTTACTGGCACAGATACCTCAAATGCAACACGCAATCTTACATATTCTGTTGTTCCTAGAGCGATTCAAAATTATGATGGAACAGTTCTTACCAACTTAGCAGTAGATATAACTAAGACTCAAACTGTATTTGAAGTTGAGGATGCAAGTGGTATTACAGCATCATCTGGCTCCACAAGTGTTTATATTGATCTTGGTGGAGAGGAACTATTTGTTAAAGCAGTTGATGGTAATAAGTTGACTGTTAAGAGAGGACAAGACGGAACCACAAAACTTGCCCATATTCGAGGAACATCTATTAAGTCTATTACATCTGCTGATAACTTATTAGTTGAGGAGGGTGATGACTTTGGATTTAGTGGTACTATAACTGGAGATTGATTGTGAAAAATAATTTAGATGATGCTTTTAATATAACACCGACTGAAGTAAGTAATACTCCAGAGGGAGGTTGCACGACTAGAAAAGATCAACTCACTAATGTGGGTATACAAAAACCACCTAGATTAACTCAAGATGATATAACTAAAGATTATGAGTATACTCGTGGTAACCTTTACAGCATAATAGAGAAAGGGCAAGAAGCAATTAATGGTATTCTTGAACTTGCTCAAGATAGTGAGATGCCAAGGGCATATGAGGTCGCAGGACAGTTGATTAAGAGTGTTTCTGATGCGACTGATAAGTTAATGGATCTTCAGAAAAAATTAAAAGATGTAGAAGAGGAGACACAACAAAAAGGACCATCGACTGTTAATAACGCACTATTTGTAGGTTCAACGGCGGAACTTGCAAAACTTCTAAAAAATGGAGTACCACAAGAAGATAAATAAACTTAAAGGGAGAGAAATCCCAAAGTACTAGTTTACTAATAACATGCCTGACGATAAGTTGCCGTCCATAAATGATTGGGACGATTCAAAAGAATTACCCTCAGTAGAAGATTTTTTGAAGGAGGAGGTAGAAGAAGAACTACCCTCTGTAGAAAATTATATTGAAGAAGAAGAGGTAACAGAAGAAGATACAATAAGTATTGAAGATGCAAATGGTGATCCATTTTTAGAAGTCACCGATGTAGTAAAAGCACCCGAATGGTCTGAATTAATTCGGATGGTTAATGATGTCAGGGAAAGTATTCCTGACATTCCAGAAGTAAAATATTATGATGAAGAGTTAAAACAACTCACAGAACATATTGAGCAAGTAAAAGAAAATATTCCAGAAGTAAAATATTATGATTCTGAAGTAGATTCTATATGTGAACAGATAGATCTTTTAAGAAAATCTGTAAAGGATCTTCCTGAAGTAAAATATTATGATGAACAGATTGATGGTATTGAAGATAAAATAGATCTTATTCAACAAGAGGTTACAAATCTCCCAGAACCAAAATATTATGAAGATGATTTTGTTCTCATAAGGGAAGAGATTCAAAGAGTTAGAGAAGAAGTTGTTCCTGATTTTACCTGGATAGGTGAAGCTTTTAAAAAACACGGAATAGATATTAACTCGGTAAATGATAAGGTAGATTCATTTAATACAAAAATAAATTCAGATATTGATGCTCTATCAGAATCGGTTGATATAAAAGATTTTGAAAATAGAGTTGAAATTAAAGAGGTAAAAAATAATTTAGAAAAAGTAAAAAATGATATATCTAAAGAATTAAAAGAATGCTCTCTAAAAATATGGGATCACCATCATCAATTTCAAGATGATGATAGAAAATTAAAGAAAAGCATACTTAGTAAATTAAACGAAGCAAAGCAAAATATTGAGAAAAAAATAAATGAAAGTAATAATGAATATTATGAATCTAATAAAGAATTAAAATCTTATTTTGAAGGGTTAAAAGAAGAGATAGCAAACCTTCCTGAAGTAAAATACTATGATGATAGTATTGATACTATAGAAAAAAATGTATCTTCTCTATCTTCTAAATTTGAAAGTGAATATGAAACGACATCTTACAATATCTCAGAGTTATCAAAATTAGTAGATGTAATAAAAGTAAATCAAAAGAAATTAAAAGAACAACAACAAACTTTTGATGAAACTGATTATGCTACCATAAAAGATTTAGAAGAAAATTATAAACTTTTTGTCAATAAAGTTCAACAACAACTATCTTCAATAGGTGGAGGTGGTGAAACCAAATTACAATTCCTTGATGATATAGTTGGTATAGCTACTGATTTAGATACTTATAATGGTAAGTTTCTTAAAATAGATACATCTCAACCAGCAGGTAAAAATTTTATATTTGAAACTGTAACAGGTGCTACAGGAGTTGGTGGAACATGGGCATCCACTGATGTTGGTATACACACTCTTAGAAATGTAGGTATAGCAACCACCGCAAAATCTGACTTTGCATTATTTGTTAAGGGTAATGGTAAAATAACTGGTGATTGGAGTGTTACTGGTGTTGGAACTGTCGGAATTCTTAGTGCCACTGATGCTGTTGTTTCTGGTGCTGCTACAGTTGTTGGTGCATTAACTGTTGGAGGTGATTTAAATGTCACTGGTGATCTTAGTTATGATGAGGTAACTGGTAGAAATATTAATGTTACAGGTATTTCAACTTTTGGTTCTAGTTCTGGAGTAGGAACCGTACATGTTGGTGTAGGAACCACAGCATTATTAGTTGATGGTGATGCAAGAATTACGGGTATCCTCACTGTTGGTAGATCATCTATTACCTTGGATGGTGATAATAATCAAATTAATGTTGGTCTTGTTACTGTTTCTAATTCTACTATTGTAATTGGTGAGAATGTAACACTTGATGCATCTGCGACTGGTATCAACTCTGCACCAAATGTTTTATATGTAGCAAAAGATGGTAACGATTCTAATAATGGAACATCTATTGATAATGCATTTCTAACTATTAAAGCAGCAGTTGGCATTGCAACATCAGAGACAACTATAAAAGTTTTATCAGGTAATTATGTGGAGAATAATCCAATAACATTACCAGCATTTTGTGCTGTAGTTGGTGATGATTTAAGAACTGTTAAAGTTCTTCCTAATAATGCAACATCAGATTTATTTCATGTTAATAAGGGAACTAAACTTGCTAATATGACATTTAGTGGTCATCTTGCACCAGCTGCTGCTGTTGCGTTCCCAACTGCTGGTGCGACAAATGTTGGTGGTGGTAAATGGAAAGGACCATATGTTCAAAACTGTACTAGTGATACCACCACAGGAACTGGTATTAGAATTGATGGTGATCTAGCAGTAAAAACAAAATCGATGAACGTTGATGCTTTTACACAATATAATCAGGGTGGTGTGGGTGTTGCAGTAACAAATGAAGGATATGCACAATTAGTTTCAGTATTCACTATTTGTTGTGATCAAGCAATAACTGCACATAAAGGTGGCCAGGCAGATGTGGCAAATAGTAATTGTAGTTTTGGTACACTAGGATTAGTTGCTGATGGTATTGGTAGTCAACAATTTATAGGAACAGTTACTACTGAAGCAGAGGCTGCACAAGATAATATTATTGTTGATATAGGTGCAGAGGATACAAGACCTTATGATGGTCAAGTTGTTTTCTTCGATAGACTTTATCAATCAGTTGAAACAATAACTGTTGGAACTGGAGGAACTGGATATACTTCAACACCTTCAGTAACTATTGATGCTCCTGCTGGACCTAATGGAGAGACTGCAACTGCATTTGCTACTTTGGAAGGAGATAGTGTTACATCTATTACTATTATTAATAATGGAAGTCAATATGAATCAACACCTGATATAGTTATTTCTGGACCAGATGTAGGAGTAAACACAGCAACTGCTACTATTGGAATGAATCCAACTTACTACACAATAAATAGTTCAACCCCAGTATCGTCTGGGATTACCACGTTAACTCTTGCTGAGAATTTAATCAATACAGTGGGTGTTGGTTCAACTGCATTTTTCTTCCAACAAAGTAAAATAGTTGCTAGTTCTCATACATTTGAATATATTGGATCGGGTAATACAATCACAGTAGCAACTCCAAAAAGAGGTGGAGTAACAATTCAGGCAAATGAAGTTGTGACTACAAATGGTGGAAATGTAGTTTACACAAGCACCGATCAGTCGGGTAATTTTAGAATAGGTGATGAACTTCAAATTAACCAAACAACTGGTACAATTAGTGGAAGATCATTTAGTAAAAGTCTATTCTCAGAAATGACACCATTTATCCTAGCACTAAGTTAAAATGGCACAATTAGCACTTAATAGATTTAAAACAAAAACTGCTACACTCACAACAAGTAGCGCAACGATATATACTGCACCTACAGGATATACTGGAATTATTTTATATGCACATGTAACAAATTTTGCATCCTCCGCAACTACACTTACTGTTTCTCATGTAAGAAGTGGAACAACTAATGAAATAATTAAAGGAGCGAGTGTCCCTGTTGCTGATGCATATATTCCTTTAGATGGTAAATTAGTATTGGAAACAAATGATTCTATCGTGGCAGAAGCAGGTGCAAATACGACCTTAAAAATTCTTCTTTCAGTATTGGAGACAGCAAATGCCTAGACTTCTTAGCAATGTTAATAGCACAGGAGCGGTCGGTATTTCCAGTGATGGAACCAGTCTTGGTAACATGAAGACTTTAAATTATGAAAGTAATAGAGTTCAATTTGATTCTAATGCAGGTGTTGCGACTGTTATGACTGACCCTCTAACTGTCATAGGACTATAAATAAATATACAGAGACCGTTTTTTTAATGAAAAAGTGTCCTCCAGGTGAATACTATTGCAATCAAGACAAGAAATGTAAACCCATTCCTCGTGGTTATCATACCATGCGTAGTGGTTTCTTAGTCAGAGATGACGAGAAAAAGAAAAATGGTAATGGAAAAAATGGAAATGGTAATGGCAACGGTAATGGTAATGGCAACGGTAATGGAAATGGTAACGGATCTGGTGGTAATGGCAACGGTGGAAACGGTGGTGGAGTCAGTGAAGCCATCCGTCTTGCACCTAGAACAGGCAATTTAATATCTGTCAATTTGGCATGGAGAGGAAGTAATTACAATCTTAAAATGTTCTTCCCCCATGTAAAAACCCCTTCACGTAGAGAAGTACAGGATCAAGTGAGAAAAGTGTATCCTAATGCTAAACTCTATAATTACAAAGTCGCAGACTATGACCCAGGAGAACCGATCCTCATTGGAGGAGAAAAAAACTAAAGAGTTGCAAAAGAGAGTAGAGAATTTAGAAAAAATATTAGAACTACAAAGAAAAACTATTGAGCACGAT